GAACTTGAACCACTCAATAGACTCCCAGTTTATTCTGATTCGGAAGTTCTTTATGCATTAGAAGTAAATAGAGGTTGGTTTGCAGAAAAAAATATAAAAGTAGGTGATAGAGTATTTGATTCTATTGAAGAAGATACTTTAAGAATTAGTAATTCTGATGGGAAGGAATTTGCAAGTGTAATTGATATTATTAAACCAGAACCAATGAAGGTTCCGCAATCTTCTGTTAAATGGAAAGAATTGACGGAGCAAATTAAGAAAAGGTAATCCTTAATTTATGTCTGATAATGTTTATCTTGGTAACCCCAATTTAAAAAAAGCGAATACTCCACATGAATTCACTGAAGAACAGATTATTGAGTTCTTAAAGTGTAAGGAAGATCCTGTTTATTTTGCTAGAAATTATATAAAAATTGTTTCATTGGATGAAGGATTAGTTCCTTTCAGCCTATATGATTTTCAAGAGAAGTTAATTAATAGATTCCACAAAAACAGATTTAATATCTGTAAAATGCCACGACAGACTGGTAAATCTACTACTTGTGTGTCATACTTATTGCACTATGCGGTTTTTAATGATAATGTCAATATTGCGATTTTGGCGAACAAAGCGTCCACTGCTAGAGATTTACTTGGCAGATTACAACTTGCTTATGAAAATTTACCTTCCTGGATGCAACAAGGTATAATAGCTTGGAATAAAGGATCACTGGAGTTAGAAAATGGGAGTAAAATATCGGCAAACTCTACTTCTTCATCTGCTGTCCGAGGCGGATCCTATAATGTCATCTTTCTTGACGAGTTCGCCTTCATCCCGAATCACATTGCTGATGACTTCTTTGCCTCTGTTTATCCTACTATTACGTCTGGACAAAGTACTAAAGTAATTATTGTTTCTACCCCAAGGGGTATGAATCATTTTTACCGATTGTGGCATGATGCAGAGAAGGGTAAGAGTGAGTATATACCAACTGAGGTGCATTGGAGTGAAGTTCCTGGTAGAGATGCTGAATGGAAAGAACAAACTATTGCTAACACATCCGAACAGCAATTTAAAATTGAGTTTGAATGTGAATTTCTAGGATCTGTTAATACTCTTATTAATCCGACAAAATTAAAAACACTTGTATATGAAGATCCAACAAAAAGAAATAAAGGATTAGACATATACAAACCCCCCGAAGAAGATCGTAATTATCTAATGACTGTAGATGTTGCTAGGGGGATAGGTGGAGATTATTCTGCCTTTATTGTCTATGATATTACAGAGTTTCCATACAAGGTAGTTGCAAAATATAGAAATAATGAAATTAAACCAATGCTATTCCCTAACATCATTTTTGATGTTGCAAGGGGATATAATCAATCATTCATATTAATAGAGATAAATGATATTGGAGATCAAGTAGCAAATATTCTCCATTTTGATTTAGAATACGAAAATCTCTTAATGTGTTCTATGAGAGGTAGATCGGGTCAAATTGTTGGTGCGGGATTTAGTGGAAAGAAATCTCAACTTGGTGTTAGGATGACTGCAGCAGTTAAAAAATTGGGGTGTTCTAATCTTAAAACATTACTTGAAGATGATAAGTTGCTTGTATGTGATTATGATATTATATCAGAATTAACTACTTTTACACAGAAACATAATTCATTTGAAGCAGAAGAGGGGTGTAATGATGATCTTGCAATGTGTTTAGTTATATTTGCATGGTTAGTAGCACAAGATTATTTTAAAGAGATGACTGATAATGATGTTCGTAAGAGAATTTATGAAGATCAAAAGAACCAGATAGAACAAGATATGGCACCTTTTGGATTCGTTTCCGATGGTATTAATGACACGACATCTTTCACTGATGATGAGGGAGATCAATGGCATACTGATGAATATGGGGACCGTTCTTATATGTGGGACTATATGTAAATAGACATTTTAATAAATAATTTCAGAAATATTCTGAGATTCGGAGAACGAAAAGATGCCACTAAATTTAGCATCGCCTGGAATTTTGGTTAAGGAAGTTGATCTGACTGCCGGAAGGGTTGACCCAACTTCTGATGCTGTTGGCGCAATAGTAGGACCATTTGCACAGGGACCAGTAAATGAGCCCGTACTGGTAACAAACGAGCAGGAGCTTTTAGATAATTTTGGAGAGCCAGCAAGTGTTGATAAACATTACGAGCATTGGTTAGTTGCATCATCATATTTGGCATATGGAGGTCCTCTACAAGTTGTAAGATCTACGGATACCGAACTTAGAAATGCATGGAGTGCTGGATTAACTACTTCATTGGCAGTTGATTCTGGTAATTCGGATCATGCTAATATTACTATTAATAGTTACGAAGATTATGTAAATACTGGATATGATGAAAATGTAATTTCTACAGCTTCAATTATTGCAAGAAACCCAGGTAGTTGGGCAAATGGTATTAAAGTTGGTGTAATTGATTCTAAAGCAGATCAGATTTTTAGTGGCATTACTAATGCAAGCTATCCTGGACTCGCTGTTGGATATGGTGTAACACAATCACTAACTGGTAGAGTTATTGTTGGATCTGGTTCAACATCACTTGCTGAAGAAGGAGCATACTTAAAAGGTATGATCACTGAAGTTGCTTCAGGTCAAATCAGTATTAAAGTTCTTTCGCAAGTATCTGCAGCTAATACTGAAACTCTTGTTGATTATCAGCAAGGTGGTTTAAATGAATTTAAATCTGACACAGTAGTTTCAATTAGCACAGTAACATCTGGTACTGTTTCTGGAACTATTGCTGCATCTACTGCTACTGCATCAGATTGGTTCGATACTCAATCGATCACACTTTCTAATGGTAAGACAGTAAAATGGAATACTCTTGCAGATAGACCAGGCACTTCATCATATGCATCCACAAGAGGATCAAGATTTGATGAAGTAAGTGTAGTTGTTATTGACGATACTGGAAGTGTTACTGGAAATGCACAAACAATTCTTGAAAAGCATCTAAATCTTTCTAAAGCAAAGGATGCTGAATTTTCTGTAGGTTCTTCTTCTTATTGGAGAAAGTACATTTCTGAAAATTCAGAATATATATTTGCTGGTGGAAGTGCCGATGTTGGAATTACATCCACTGGTTCTTATACCACAACAACAGGTTTCGTTCCTTCTTTAGATTATGGTTGGGATCAAACAGCAACCGGAACTGATTTTGGTGGTGCTGGAAGTAATACTCTTACCTTACAAGGTGGAACAAATTACAATGGTCAATCTGGAATATCTACTGCTGGAGCACTTCAAGCAACAGTTGGAGATCTTGCAACAGGATATGACATTTTCGCAAATACTGAAGAGTATGAAGTTGATTTCCTTCTAATGGGATCAGGTGCATATAGCGATAATGATTCTGCTGCTTTAGCAAGTAAAGTTATTGCAGTTGCAGAAGGAAGACAGGATGCACTTGCATTCATCTCACCAGGAAGAAACACTCAGGTTACAGAAGGTTCAAATGATGCCTTTACTGTTAAATCTGATACAACTATTACCGATAATGTAGTTAGTTGGTATTCATCAGTTCCTTCCTCATCTTATGCCATTTTTGATAGTGGTTATAAGTACATGTATGATAGATTTGGTGATACATTTAGATATGTACCTTTGAATGGAGACATTGCTGGCACATGTGCTAGAAATGATTCCACTAATTTCCCTTGGTTCTCACCAGCGGGAACACAAAGAGGTTCAATTCTAAATGCAGTAAAACTCGCATATAACCCAAGCAAACTTCAAAGAGATCGCCTCTATAGTAATAGAGTTAATCCCGTAGTCTTCTCACCAGGAGCAGGTATTATTCTATTCGGTGATAAGACGGGTCTTGCTAAGGCATCCGCATTTGATCGGATTAATGTTCGCAGATTGTTTATCTTCCTTGAAGATGCTATTAAAGCTGCAGCAAAAGATGTTATGTTTGAATTTAACGATTCTTTGACTAGAAATTCTTTTGTTAATGCTGTAGAACCATTCCTTAGGGATGTTCAAGCAAAACGTGGCATTCAGGAATTCCGGTTAATTTGTGATGAATCAAATAATACTGCTGCAATCATTGATTCCAATGAGTTTATAGCAGATATTTACGTTAAACCATCCCGTTCCATTAATTTCATCGGACTAACGTTTGTGGCTACCAGATCTGGTGTCTCATTCTCCGAAGTGATTGGAAACGTTTAATTTTAAAGAGGTAATCAACTAATGGCTTTACGCACAATTTCACAATTTAAAGGTCAACTGACTGGTGGTGGTGTAAGACCTAATCTGTTTGAAGTTACACTAAACTTTCCAAACGGATCTGGGCAAGCACTCAACTTCATGTCAAATGATTCAACCCCTTCTGCAGAAACACAAGACATTACAACAAATGGTGTTGCAGATAAGGTTCCATTTCTGGTTAAAGCAGCTGCTTTACCAGCATCAAATATAACTCCAGTAGAAGTTCCTTTTAGAGGAAGAATTCTTAAAATTGCTGGAGAAAGAACATTCGACAGTTGGACAGTAACAGTTCTCAATGACTCTGATTTCAAAATCAGAACAGCATTTGAGCAATGGATGAATGGTATTAGCAGACTAACTAATGGATCTGGTGAGGTTAATCCATCAGATTACACTGCTGATGCAAATGTTAACCAACTTTCACGAAATGGTGATATACTAAGGAGGTACAACTTCGTAGGATTATTCCCAACTAATATCTCTGAAATTCCATTATCGATGGATACAACGGATACCGTTGAAGAGTTTACAGTTGAGATGCAAGTTCTTTATTGGACTATATCAGCTATTCAGGAATCATCCACTGAAATTGCTCCTGCAGTACTCTAATAAATAGGTAAAACAGTCCCGTTTAAATTTATAAAATGTCCAAACTATTTGGTTTTTCTATTGAGGCTGCTGAAAAAACAGCCAAATCTATTGTTTCCCCCGTTCCGCCTAATAACGCGGACGGGGTTGATAATTATATTGCGTCTGGTTTTTATGGACAGTTCGTAGATATTGAGGGTGTATATAAGACTGAACACGATCTTATTAAAAGATATCGTGAAATGGCAATTCATCCCGAATCTGATAATGCTATTGAAGATGTTGTTAATGAAGCAATAGTTAGTGATTCTTATGATTCACCTGTTGAAATAGAATTATCTAATGTAAGTGCAAGCGATAAATTAAAAGATAAGATTAGAGACGAGTTTAAATATATAAAAGAATTATTAGATTTTGATAAAAAATCGCATGAAATCTTTAGAAACTGGTATGTTGATGGTAGATTGTACTATCATAAGGTAATTGACCTCAAAAAACCAGAAGATGGGATCAAAGAATTAAGATATATTGATCCTATGAAAATGAGATACATTCGCCAGGAAAAGAAACCTAAGAATGGTGATGGTGTAGATCTAAGTAGGATGGATGAGAAGAGTAAAACTTTCTATCCAGAAATTGAAGAATATTTTGTATATTCACCAAAACCACAATATCCATTAGGAATGGTGTCTGGTGCAGGTGGACAAAAGGGAGTAAGAATTGCTAAAGATACAATCACATATGTTAATTCTGGATTAGTAGATAGGAATAAGGGAACTTGCCTATCATATCTCCATAAAGCAATTAAGGCTCTTAATCAACTTAGAATGATTGAGGATTCTCTTGTCATCTATAGATTATCAAGAGCACCAGAAAGAAGAATTTTCTATATTGATGTTGGTAATCTTCCAAAGATTAAGGCAGAACAATATCTTCGTGATGTTATGAATCGTTATCGTAACAAATTAGTTTACGATGCATCCACAGGTGAAGTTAGGGATGACAGGAAATTTATGTCCATGATGGAAGATTTCTGGTTACCTAGAAGAGAAGGTGGTAGAGGAACTGAAATCACAACACTTCCAGGTG